GAAATTGCCAGTTGTTGCCTTAAATACCCAGCCTGTGTTGTTGCCCCCGTCTACACAGCCATTTGTTTCCAACGCTTGGAACGAAGCTCCTCCAGAAGCATTGGAGTAACTGATAGTTGTAAATTGAGCATTAACAATTCCAGACGTTTTAACAAAGTACCAAGGTACTGGCGTTACAAAAAAATCGTACGCTTTCAAAATCACATTGGCTGTTGGTGATACGCCAGCAATGGTGCAAGCCCCTGTAACAGTAACAGTTGATCCAAACCGAACCTCAAAAGTAGTTGGGTTGGGCGCTGTTGCAGTGATTGACAAATTGCTTATTGTTACATTTGATCTAATAGTGGTGCTGCCGTTTGTGCAATTTAGATTTGGTATTGTTCCACTATTTGCATTAATAGAAAAAGAACCATTTAATGTAAAAGTGCCAGTAACAACAGCCCCTGCAACAATGGTAAAAAATCCAAACCCCGGAGCGTTAAATATTACATTATTTAAAACTGAGCCAGTTACAAGTTGAACACTACCAAACTCATAAATAATATTGCTACTATTAACTGTGGCAATTCCAACCAAAAAATCCCCAATTGGTTTTATGGTTGAACCAAAATTTCCATTGATAGTTAAAGTATCTGTACCTGCAGACAACAAATTTTCAAACCCCATGCCAAACCAAGATCCGCTAATTGATAGCGTTCTAAAAACATTAGGGCTACCTGTTTTCTTTCTTATAATAACGTTATCACTGCTTGGATAGAAAGCAGAAGTTTGATCAATTGTTGATGTTGCGCTTACAGAAACATTACCAAAAACGTTAACATCAGATGAAAATTTAACGGACGCACCACTCAATAAAGTTAAATTGTTGAGCCCACTTTGTATACTGGCCTGCGATATTGTTGTGCCATTTAGTGTTAAATTAAAACTTGTTGCATAAGCGGCATTACCAAGTGTGTCAATAGCAGAAGAAACACCACCGTTTATTGTCACAAAAACATTTCTAAGCTCGTCATTTACTCCTGCCCACTGACAACTAAAAGAAATTGTACTAACAACTGTTGGAGTAATGTTTATCGTCAGATTGGACAAATTACTGCCGAGAATTTTTGTGTATGCTGGACCAAACGGTCCTATCTCACAATTTATGCAGTTGATGCTGTATGTCCCAGACGGAACAAGACTGGCTCCAGTGAGTTGAAATTGATTACATGTTATGTTTGAATTTAAAGAAACCGTAGCTTGGGTGCCAATGTTATTGCTGATGCGAAACGTCGCTCCAGTAAAACTTGATACACTTTCAAAAATTGTACCTGTGGCAACAGATACCCTGACATTTAAAAAATCAACATTAAAAGATCCAGACGACGGAGTTGCCAGCATCCTAAAAGAGCCGTAAACCTCTAGGCTACTACCTGCGCCATTAAAGTTTATTGCTGCAACAACAGTGGAAAGAAAATTTGCACAGACAGCAGCATCTATCGTTACCGTATTGAGCGCGGTGCCAGATAGGCCATCAAACACTACATCATCAACAGTTGTTGGAACACCTGCGTTTCCAGCACCACCTGATGTCAAAGACCAGTTTGCTGTGCTTACGGTATCCCAAGTGCCGTTTCCACCAACCCAATAGTATGTAGCCACGTTGCCTCCAATTAGAAGCCAAAGTTCTTGGCCAGCATCTGCCACTTGCTGTTTGATGTGTTGTAGATAAATCCCATGTAGTCTGTCTTGCCCGCTCCAGATGAAGCAGAAGGCAATGGACTATCAGTGGATCCTTGATAGATTGCATTCCAAGCAAACGTCTGAACTGCTGTGCTGCTCAGTCGAAACACGAATGTTTGCCCATTGACTGGTGAACCAATTGGAGCATTGATGGTCAACGTTCCAATAGGTTCTGTGTTTGCCTGTATCAAGATATCTGTGGTATCGGAGTTGGGCGTAACAGATGTCGCCGATGCCGTGGATACAACTCGTTTGGCGATCTCTGTACTCACCAATGCAAAGTCGCTGCCATTCCACGCAACCATGAAAGTCTTGCCGCTTGGAACTGTTACGCCAGTGGTAGGTCCAACGCCACGAATAGTCACTCCAAAACCGCCTACTGTGTTATTAATCACAACATAGGTTTTGCTTTGTGCTGGTGCAGTGATGTTTCGTACTGCTGCTCGAGATCCAGTGCATAGCAGTACAACCTGCCTTGCTTGGTTTGATGCCTCGGCCGTGGTGGTCAGCGTTACATCTGCATCAGACGACAAGATTGTTGTACCAGCAATAGCCGAATCCAACAGCGCCGTGATGCTCGTGTTTACCAATGCACCCCAGTTTGTGGTGCCGTCTGCTGGCAGTGATAGTCCAAGAAGAGGTGTTGAAGCCATGATTGCTCCTAATTAGCTGTTTATATTTTGCCAGTTTGGGCTTTGACTGTCATCAACCCCAAACCAGTTTGGATTCTGTGAGTTGGCAACAATTACCCAGTTACCGGCTTGACTGTTATCTATTGGATTCCACAGCAATGCATCAAAGACTGCATTTGCTGCTGCCACCGATTCTGGCAATGTAACGTTGTAAAAATTTACAGCCATCAGCGACTCATTAGAGGTTGCTTTTCCTAGACCAGTTTTTTATCTGTAAGCCTAGAAAAGTTTTTGGATATGAAAAACTTCAACGCTATTTTTAAACAATCCTAATAAGAGCAGATGTGCTTGTGTTAGCAGGCATCTGAACGGTAAACGTTGCGGTAGATGTTTTATCTGAACCAAAATCCAACACACAAACAGCGCCATTGCTGCCTGTCTTGTAAATCAAAGCTCCACGCGCTGTAAGAGCAGAAGTCCACGAGACGTTGTTAAACGTCACATATGTGATGTTGTTTTGATTTGTTGGAGTAGAAGAAACCGTTACCGGCTGTGGTGCATAACCAGCTGCTACCACTTCATTGTTTGAAGTGTATTCAGTGGTGTTCTCGTTTAGAGTTGCAAGAGACGTATACAAGGCAATATAAAACGTATCGGTTGCAAAATTGAACGACCCGTTCATCAACCCTGTTTTAAATGCATTGGTTACGGTTTGAGCTATTGCCATTTAGATCACCGGATTTCTAACTTGGCCATCTCGATAAGCATCCATACGCTGCTTACCATCGCCCAGATTTTTAAGCAATGCCATTGCTTGCGTGTACTGCTGTTGATAAAACTGCACCAGATCTGCATCACCCTTCATGTACCTAATAGCCTCTAGCATGGTGCCATTAAATAGTGCTGTTTCAAAGTTATCGCCAAGCCAAGTTGTTCCAGTTGGGTTTGTTACGGCCGTTACAGATAAAGAAAAACCAGCACCAGTTCCACCAACAGAAGAAGAATTAATATTCAATACATCTGATACAGCATAGAAACATCCTTTATTTACAAGGGATACGGACGTTACTCCTCCCCCACTAATAACAATGTCTGCTGTAGCCGAGTTTCCACCCCCGCCAAGAAGAGGAACATTGAAGTATGTGCCGTTTGTGTAACCAGTGCCGTTACTCAAAATAAAAGTAGAACTAATCGGCGCTTGAACAATGGACTCTGGCAGATAATAAAAATGCAGTTCTACGCCATATGCTTGATCTGGCGTTGGGCCCAAAATAAATGACAACTCATTTGTGTTGTTGTAAGTAGGGCCAAAGATTGCATAGTGCTTTGGCAATCCTCTTGCGCTTACTGATGTTGTGCCGGGGTTAGGATATGCTTCCCGAATAAAGTTTACGTCTTTATTAAGAAGATACAGGTATTCACCGTTGGATTTAATGACCGCCAATGAATACACCGACAAAAAGTCATCTGGCGCAGACAGGTACTGATTACCAACAGACAGACTACCTGTTACGTTCTTGCGAAGGTTAGCAAGCTGGACAGTGTTGTAAATGTTTTGCTCTGCAATGCGAATCATCGCATTCATATCTACCGTGGGAAACGTGTTCTCACAGTAATCTTGAACAGCGGTGACAAGCTCAGAGTAATTCATTTAAACCTCACGCCATAGGACCGCGGCAAGTAATCCCTTTGGTAGCTGCTCCACCACCACGCATCTTGATACCTGTAGTCTTAGGCTCAGGATATGCATCCCGTGTCAAATTTCCGACAGACATCTTCACATGATTAGGCGTATTAGGCAGACCACCTTGGTAACCAGCGTTCTTCAGATCAACGCCAGTCTTACCTGTCATGTCATGCGGTTGTGCATAAACAGACGCTGGGCCAACTTCTTTGCCCATCTTTTTCATACTGTATGCCATGATTAGATCCCAGTTTTACGAACAGTGCGAACCACATCTTTTTGGTTGGCAACTTTTGCCAGACCGCGGCCAAGCTGTTTCATCTGAAGATTGGTCTTGCCACCACGAGCAAACTTGGTCGGCGTCTTGCCGGGGTGCATGTTAGCCTCGTGCTTGTGAACTGCTTTCTTTGCGTCCATTTTTAACTCCTTACGTTGTTGCGATTGTTACTTCACCAAGCTGCACGGTCAACACCAAGTAATTTGGGGTAAGCCCTGCATCATATGTTTGGGATCCACCAACTGGATTCCATCCCCATTGAATAACCCTTGAACCATCTGTCGGAAATCCGTTGTTGTTCAAGCCTGCTTGTAAGTATGTAGTGTCCCGACGAGGATTCCTTACAGCCTGCGGATCTTCCACAGGATACATGCCTAGCTGCAACTGCGGATGATCAGGTGACCAGCACTCAGGACAAACTTTATCATTGATTCGCTTTGTCTTAACAATCTGCGTTGTCAATTTTTTCAACTTGAACTGGAACCCACAGATATCGCACATGGCGATACTGTGTTTGCCAGAAGCAAATCGATTAGACATTACGTGTACCCACCACCAATATATGCCTGTCTAGGAACAAACCTAACAGCAGCTTTCTCACGATCTTCACCGGCCGCTAGATTGAACTGCTCATCATATACAGCCTTTAGCATGTCAATCCTTGGCATCAACTCCGGAACCTTCATGGCAATGTGATAAGCCAATCCGGCCGCGCAGGCAGGTAGAAACCTAAAGTTCATGTCGCCAGTTTGAACGCCGCTACCAGCATCTTGCACACGGCGCATCCGCCAGTATGCAAATGTGTACGTTTGAGATCCATCAGGAACTGGCCAAACAGTAACGCATGGTAAGTTGGGATTGTAAACAGTAGCGCCATTAGTATGGCTAGTAGCAGCAGTTCCATTTTGCCCCCTAAATACACCACCAAGCGTGTTACCAGTGATATAGCCGTAATAGATGTCCTCGCTATCAATGCGAATAAATCCACTAGAAGGAATGCTGTCTACAGAACTCAAAACAATCGTTGTTGTTGTTGCGTTAATTGTTCCATTCAACGTGGCATTTGCTGGAGCTACTTCTCCCGAAAGCCTTTGAACCCAAACCTGAATAGGACGAGCCTGCTGAATTTTGTTTGGAATTGTGGCGTAAGTAGAAACACTAATACGAGTGATCGTTAGATCTGCTTGGGTAGATGCTGTGTTTCCACCAGTGCGGATCACATGCTCCATCAGATCAATTGTGTCCAACGGCAATGCATAGGTACTTAGACCTTGAGTCAGGTTAAATGCACCCTGATCAATAGTCCACATGTTGATACCGCGGTTCTGCCACTCAATGGTCATCAGGTTCATTGACCTACGCGCTGTACGCAAGTCATAACCAGTCCGCATCTCACGGCCAGCACGCTCCCAAGCCTCCTCGGCAATCTCCGTGAAGTCTAGATTAAAGAGCGTTGAGCCGGTTGTTGTGGCCATTACTTGCTCCTTGCAGCCCGCATGTTATCAACCAAATTAGGATAGGGACGCCCAGCCCGTTTGGCACTTGCTTTCGCTTTGGCTTTGTTGGCAGGGCTAAGTTTCTTGGGTTTCCCCAAATCTTTCGGCCGATCTTTGTCCCAAACTTCACCACCCTTGGCAAACGTTTGGTTATAACCAAGCCTATAACTTTTACGTCCAGAAGCATCGCTTGTTATTGCCGCACCAAGGGTTTTGTCTTTGTCCAATCGATGCTTTAATTCTGCTGTAATGCTATCCATTCCACCACGCAATCCACGACCACGTTCTTTGTTTGCAGAAAGATCAGCAGCCAAATTAAGGTCAGATTTTTCACTTAATGGAATTCGACCTTTAATATTTGCACCAGCAGATTGGCGTCCCGGCTGAAGTGTAAGATAGTTTGGAGTTATCTGAACATCTTCAACCAAATCTCCGGATGCCATCTTTTTGACTTTACCGCCGCGGTTGTACAACTCAACCCTATTAGGATCATCCTTGCGATGGATAATCTTTTTCTTAGGCATTTTTGATGGCATCACTGCCCCCATACCTCGGCTTGCTATCATCATTACACCATCTTGCCGCGTGTCTTACCACGCTTAGCGCAGCCATCAGCAGCACGTACATACCCGCCGTTGGCATAACCACCAGATGATTTACCCATAGACTTTGGCATCTCCGTATCTGTCAAAGACTGGTTATAGGCATCCTCTAGTTTGGGTGCCATTTTTTCATCTTCCATTTCTTGAATCATCCGCATCTGCTCACCAGTAGGAGGAATCTTCCTGCCACGGCCAGCACCAGCCGTGCTATTCATTTTCATGCCCAGCTTTTTTTCAATTTCTTCTGTGATGTTTGGATTCATGATTGCACCTTAATAAATTTTGCACTTTGTCTTGCCACGCACGGCAATTCCATCTGCACGTTTAGATGCCGATGTATCGCCACCAGAACTCATCTTAGTGCCTTTAGCTTTTACTGCACCACCTTTTG